TGATCGCCATGCACGGCTACCTGCCGCGTTACCGGAACCGGCACCACTACATCGGCTGGCCGCGGAACGTGCCGCCGGTGGTGCGGTGGCACATCACGCGGGCCGCCACCGAGGGCACCGGGCTGTCCGGGCCGCGGCTGATCGGCTGCGGTGCCCTGCCCGATGCGTTCGCTTTCAATGAAAGCGCGTGGTGGGCGGCGATCAACCTGGTCCCGGCGACCATGCACTACAGCGGCCTGTGGATGTGGTCCCGTGGGCGGTAGGCGCTACCTGGGCGAGAGCGTCTTTGACGCGGCGATTCAGCGGTTGGTGAACAGTTACGAGGCCGGGCACCGGGTCATCGTCAGCACCTCCGGCGGCAAAGACTCCACCGTCTGCACCGAGCTGGCCATCATCGCAGCGAAGATGACCGGGCGGCTGCCGGTGGAGCTGATCCACCGGGACGAGGAGATCATCCACCCCGGCACCACCGAGTACCTGGAACGGGTCGCGCAGCGCACCGATGAGGTCCAGATGAACTGGATTCTCGCGCACAACCCGGTGATCAACAGCTTCGACCGGTGGAGCCCGTACTTCTGGGTGTTCGACCCGCAGCTTGACCCGGAGGAGTGGGTGCGCAAGCCGCCCAGCTTCGCCCGCACCATCGGCAGCATCGACATTCAAGACCTGGTGACCGCCGAGCAGTACCCGCCTGACCCCGGCAAAGAGGTTCACGGTGTGCTGGGGCTGCGTGCCGACGAGTCCAGTGGCCGGATGCTCGGCACGCACAGCGCCGGGGGCTACTTCACCGGGGTGGACGCCACCGGTGTGTGTGGCTCCCGGCCGCTGTACGACTGGCGCGAGGCCGACGTGTGGAAGGCGATCTACGTCAACGGCTGGGACTACAACTCCGCCTACGACGTGATGCACCGGATGGGGCTGAGCCGCCGGGAGCTGCGGATCGCGCCGCCGACGATGAACCCGGCCGGGGCCGACCACATCCGCGACGTGTGCAGCGTGGCCTGGCCGGAGTGGTGGAACCGGGTGGTGCGGCGGCTGCCAAGTGTGCGGACGGTAGCACTGTACGGGAAGCGCGCCATCGAAGCGACGAGGCTGTACGGCGAGTCGTGGGAGGACTGCTACCGGCGCTCGTGCATCGAGGAAGCGCCGCCGTGGATCGCCAAGCGGGCCGAGCTGATGATGCGGATGGAAGTCGGGGCGCACAACCGGCACGGCACCTCCCCGTTCCCGCAGCGGGACCGGTGCGGCGAATGCGGCACCCTCGGGTCGTGGATGCACCTGACCCGCACGATGTACCTGGGCGACCCGTTCAGCGTGAAGGCGGCGAAGCTGCCGTACGTGGACCCGGTGGCGTTCCGGCCGGAGTTGAAGAACTCCCCGCAGGGCTACTGGTCGGGGCGGCCGGGCATCCTCCGCGGGGCCAACTGGACGCTGCCGGTGGAGAAATGGGAGGCCGGGCTGGAGAAGGCAGGCAGCCCTTCCTGGCGCGGGGTCTACAACTGGTGATGGGAGAGGCATGGCACGGCAAAAAGGCCAGGCGGCGGTTGAGAAGAAGAACGAGGCGCTGACCGAGCTGAGCATCCAGTACATGACGCTCGACCAGGTGCACCCGAACGACTACAACCCGAACCGGCAGAACGAGCACGAGTTCGACCTGCTGTGCAAGTCGATCCGGGAGGACGGCTTCACCCAGCCGATCATCGTCGCCAACGACCTGACCATCGTGGACGGCGAGCACCGGTGGCGGGCCGCGCACCATGTCGGGCTGGAGCGCATCCCCGTCGTGGTGGTGCCGATGGCCGCCCCGCAGGCGCGGATCGCCACCCTGCGGCACAACCGGGCGCGCGGCTCCGAGGACATCGAGCTGGCCACCGAGGTGCTGCGCGACCTGGAGAAGCTGGGCGCGCTCGACTGGGCCGCCGACTCCCTCGACCTCACCGACGTGGAGCTGCAACGGCTCCTCGATGACATCCCCGCCCCCGAGGCGCTGGCCGCCGCCGAGTTCTCCGAGGCGTGGCTGCCCGGCGGGGACAGCGCCCCGCAGGCCGGGCTGCGCGAAGCCAACAACGAGCAGGAAATCGTCGGCGCGACCGACGCCGGGCACGACGCCGCCCGCATCGCGGAATCCCGGCTCCGGCAGGCCAAGTCCGAAGAGGAACGGGTCGCCATCAAGCGGGACCGCGCCGTGTTCCGCCTTAACCTCGTCTTTACCGGGCACGAAGGGTTCGTGGTCCGCAAGGCGCTCGGCAGCGCCCCCGCCGCGAAGATCATGGACTGGTGCCGGGCCGACCCTGCCGGTGCCGCCGCGCAGGCGCAAGTGGACGCGGAGCTGAACAGTGCCGATGGTGCTGCCGTGCCGTGAGGCGTGGTGCCCCAACTACCAGCCGTGCCCGGCGCACCCCATCCGCCCCTTCGGCGGCGGCGAGCCCATGCCCCCAGGATGGGCGAAGATCGCCGCCGACACCCTGCGCCGGGCACGGTTCCGCTGCCAGCTCTGCGGCCAGAAAGCCACCGACGCCGACCACATCGTGCCGCGGGCGATGGGCGGCACCGACGAGCCGGGAAACCTGCAAGCGCTCTGCCACTCCTGCCACATGAGCAAAACCGGGCGGATGGGCGGTACGGCCCTGTGAGCCCACAGCGGAGCGCACCCACCCTACGTGTAGGGGCAAGGCGTAAAAACCAGCGCTGTGTACGTGTGGAGGGCCTGGCGGCCTGGTTAGGCTGACAGCGCTGTCCGCCGAAACCCGGAAAACCGGCCCGCGCACGAGCGTGCCTGGGAAGCTCTCGTGGACAGCGGCGGCGAAGGGGGTTCCCCCCCAGGGTCGGGAGGCGGCAGTGGGCGAACGGGGACCGGTCCGGGCTCCGACGAGGCTCCGGGTTCTGCACGGGGCCAGGCCGGACAAGCTGAACCCGGCGGAGCCAGTCCCGGCGATGGAACTCCCGGTGGTCAAGCCCTCATGGCTGTCCGCGGACGCCTCGGCCAAGTGGGATGAGCTGGTGCCGCACCTGCTGTCGATGCAGCTTGTGACGGCGGCGGATGTGGATGTGCTGGCCGCGTACGTCGAGTGCTACTCCCGGTGGAAGAAGCTGGCGCAACTGGCGGCGCGGACACCGCCGGTGTGGAACAGGGCAGGTGAAGGCGAGCAGCCGGTGATGGTGCGCAACCCGATATGGCAGCAGGTGCGTGACGCGGAGGCGGGGCTGCGCACGCTGGCCCGTGAGTTCGGCTTCACGCCCAGCTCACGAGCGGGGATGCGGATGGGCAAGGCGATGGGCGACATAGCTGAACGGCTGCTGTCTAGCTGACATGCAGCAGTACCCGATGTGCCGGTTCCCGTTCACGCCGCGGGGCGCTGGGCAGCCGATCGTGTGCAGGCGGCGCGGTGAGCACATGTGCCTGAACCGGGCACGGCACGCGGTGGCGTTCTTCTCCGAGCTGCTGACCCACACCAAGGGCGCGTGGGCGCGGACCCCGTTCGTGCCTGCGCCGTGGCAGCGGGACACCGTGCTGGTGCCGCTGTTCGGGCGGGTGATCTGGTCGGACTTCTACGGGCGTTACGTGCGGCGCTACCGCATGTTGTACCTGTGCGTGGCGCGGAAGAACGGCAAGACCGAAATGATCGCGGGCCTGGTGCTGTACCTGCTGATCGCGGATGGCGAGCAGGGCGCGGAGATTTACGGGCTGGCCCGCGACTACGAGCAGGCGGGGCTGGTGTTCCGGGTGGCGTCGCAGATGGTGAAGAACAACCCGACGCTGCGGGAACGGCTGGTGGTGTACGACGGCGGCAACCGGATCGTGGATGAGCAGACCGGCTCGTTTTACCAGGTGATGAGCGGCGACTGGGAGGGCAACCTGGGGGAGAACCCGAGCGGCGCGTACATTGACGAGCTGCTGGTGCAGCCGGACCGCGACTTGTACGACGCGATCAGGACGGGCATGGGCGCACGCGCGCAGCCCTTGATCATGCTGGCGACGACAGCGGAGAACGACCCAGCGGGGTTCGCGGCGAACGAGCGGGCGTGGTCGGAGCGGGTGATGGAGGACCAGTCGCTTGACCCGAACCGGCTGGCGCTGATTTACCGTGCCCCGGATGACGCCGACTGGACGCAGCCGCAGGTGTGGAAGATGGCCAACCCGGCGCTGGGTGACTTCCTCGAACCGGCGACGCTGGCTGCGGAGTGCCATGTGGCGCAGCAGAACCCGGTGGCGGAGCGGTCGTTCCGGCAGTACCGGCTGAACCAGCCTGTCTCCGCGCTGGGGCGGGCGATTGCGCTGCCCGCCTGGGATGCGTGCGAGAGTACAGCGGATGCGTCGCCGCAGAAGATCGCTGAGGACAACGCGGGACGCGAATGCTTCGGCGGGCTTGACCTGGCGGCCACGCAGGACTTGGCCGCGTACTGCCTGGTGTTCCCGCAGGATGACGGGTCGGTGCAAGT